GGCTCTCAGGAGTTTATATCTAAGCTCGGCGACTGTTCGCTGAGTCAACACAAGGCGAACGGTCATGCCCACTAACGTATCTGGTTCCTTCCAAGCCGACGTTGAAGCGTACATTGCTCAGACTACGTTGCCTCTCGCTAGAAGGCGCTTGGTTGTTTATCAGTTCGGTGACCCTCTGGAGCTGCCTAAGGGTCATGGTGTAACCTATCAGGCGGCGCGCTGGAACCGCGTTCCTCTTCCCTTCGCGCCATTGTCCGAAGGTGTTCCGCCGATCGGTCAGCAAATGACCGTGACGATGGTCAGCGCTGTTGCACTCCAGTGGGGTGATAAGATCACCCTTACGGACGTGGCGGAGATGACGATCAAGCATCCGATGTTCAAGATCGCTAAGGATTTGTGCGCCTTAGCCGTCGCCGAAACCTTCGAGAGAAATACATTTAACAATTTACAAGGTGGAACTCAGGTCAATTTCGTCAACACCCGCGGATCGCGCTTTGCGCTTCAGGCCGGCGACGTGATGAACCTGCACGAGATCAACCGCATGTACGGCGCCCTCGCTACGCTCGGCGCTCCGCGGTTCATGGGCGACGAGCAGACCAACACCAAGCTTGAAGCTGAGTCGGGCGGCGCCCGCGCTTCGAGCGACCCCCGCGGCATGCCGCACTACACCGCGGTCTGCCACGATCTGGCGTCGCAGGACTTGCGTGAGAACTCCACCTTCGTTCTGGCGTCTGCGTACAGCGATATCAACAAGCTTTACAACTCGGAGATCGGTGAGCTTGGCGGTATCCGCTTTACCGCGACGAACATGGTCCCGACATGGACCGGGTTTGCGCAGCTCGCTGGCACGCCGTCGAACACAGGCGGCGCGCTGACCGCCGCGGCCAGCCCCTACTTCATCGTCGTGACTGGCTCCGATACGCAGAACCAGTACGAGAGCTACCTCACGCAGGTGTCGGCTGGTATCACTATCGCGTCAGGTGTGGCCGGCTCCATCTCGGTCACTACGCCGAACGTCGCCGGCTTCACCTGGAACGTTTACATCGGCACGACCACTACGCCGCAGAACCTTGCCCTTTCCGCGAGCGGCCCGACCAGTGGCCCGATGCAAGGGCAGGCGACGCAGCTACCGAGCAACACCGCTGTGGTGCTCACCGGCATTGGCACGCCACAAGCACCGCCTTCGCCGGCCCCGACGGGTCAGACGATTTATCCGTGGTACGTCTTCGGGCGTGGCGCTTACGGGCAAGTCCAGCTGGACGATATCAAGTACAGCTACCTGGACAAGCCGGATAAGTCCGATCCGCTCAACCAGTTGCGCGTTGTCGGCTGGAAGGTCATGTATGGGACGATCCTCTTGAACGTGCAGTTCATGGGGCGTATCGAGTCCACTTCAGCCTTCAGCGCCACCTTCGGCTAAGGAGTAGTCATGGCCCTCTTAACGCTCGGGACGAACGCCACCACGACGCTGAGCGCTCTGCTCTACACTCGGAACCCGCCGAGTGTGGCGGATGTGGCGACGGTCAACGCGAACATTAAGAACGACCAGATCAACGGGCGCCCGGTTGTTCCTAACTCTTTTCGACAGGGGACGTTGTTTATCCCCAATCGCGGAGTGTTGCAGCTGGTGCCCGGTGACTATGTAGCCTACGACTCGCAAGGTTGGCCGATTCTCATATCGGCCAACTCCATCGCTAACGGACCCTGGACACACAGCTAATGGCGCGCAAAATCAGCCGGCCTATCCGCGACTCGCAGCAGGACGCCAAGCCCGCTCCGCCGCCCGAACGTATCCTTGATATGGATGCACTTCTCACCGATGCGGAGAAGGACGCCATTCGCGCCAAGGCGCGGCTTAAGATCGAAGCGCGAGACAAGCTCGATGCGGAAGAGAAGTTCCTTCGAGACGAGATGGATCGGCTTGACCGCGAGGCTCACCCGGAGATCGTGGACGAAATGGTGAGCTTCACGCCCGATCTTGCCGACTTCGCCGATGCGATCCGGCTCGACGGCAAGGTGTACCACCACGGCTATACGGCCGAGGTTCCCGCTAGCGCACTCGCTACGCTCTTGGACATTCAGTATCAGACGCACCGCCACGACTTCGAGATCACCAAGCGTGGCAGTACGAACGCCAACTTTTACCGACGCTCCCGTGAAATGTCGGTCAGCCTCGACACGGGCGCCGCCCATGCGGGCGGTCGACCAGTGAGGTTTTGATGGACTACGAGCAGTCAGCCAAAGTGACAGATACTCCCGCGATCGGCATTACGCTTCAGTACCCGCTTGATGAAGGCGCGGGGCGCAGCCTTGTCTTCCAGACTTTCGTCGCCGCCGATTGCGCGAGCCACGAACTGAACGGCGCCCTCGACAAGGTGCGTAAGGCGGCGGATCGGCAGCGCGCGATCGTCATCCTGCCGACACTGCGCGGCATGCTGGCGGACAAGGAACAGGCGATACACAACGCGACGGAAACTCACTTTGAAGCTGAGACGTACAAGGGCTTGCTCTTCAATAAGTGGGTGCAGGAGCACAAGGCGCAGGAGCGCCGCGGCGAACTCAAACTGTCATCGGCGCAGGTGGCTGAGCAAGCCAAGGTGGACCAGCAGATCGGCAGTTCAAAGAGCGCGATCGAAACGCTGAAGAAAGAGATCGTCATCTTTGAGCGCAGGGTCGCCGACGCTGAGAAGTTGATCGCGGAAGGGGAGTAATGCCCTACACCGCTACTCAGATTGTCACGCTGGCTACGCAGACCGCCAAGGTTCCAAGCTGGCTGACGCAGGCGGGGCAGCTGCTCAACATGGTGCTGAACGAACTCTGCACCGATTACAATCTGGCGGTGAATCGGAAGACGTTCAACTTCACTTTCAACTCAAGCGCCGGGATTAACTACGGCCCCTACACCCTGCCGACCGATTGGCTGCGCGCCGACAAGAACGATGTCTATTACACGATCCTCGGTGTTAAGTACGTGATGATCGCTGAGACGCTGGCGCAGTTCAACGCACAGGTCCAGCAGCCGGGGCTCGCGCAGTACCCTCAATATTTTGCTGTGGATAACTCACCTATCGCCACGGGCGCTGCGCCGGTCATGTACATCTGGCCGCCCGCCGCGGGCAGTTACCCGGTGACGGCGGTTTATTTTGCTCAAATGCCTGAAATTGCGAACCCTGAGAGCAGTTCGACAATCCCTTGGTTTCCGCTCCAGCTCTACATCCTTCGGCGGGTGACGGGTGAGCTTATGCTCATGAGCGGCGATGATCGCGCGCAGATGTTCCTTGGTGGTGAGACGCCGCAAGGCGGCAGCACGTTCCTCGGGGCGGCGGCGATTCTCCACCGCTACCTGAAGAATGAGGGTGACACGCAAGCGGTGAAGCAAGTCACGCTTGATCGGCGTTCGTTCAGCCCGAGCTGGCGAGACGCGCCGAACACCAAGACGATCGGCTGGTAAGTGGCCGCGCCGACCCCGCTTCGTGATACCTTCGTCAAGCGGTGGTCGCCGCAGGGCGTATCGGACAGCTTGGACGCGACCGAAGAATTTCCAGGCGCTTGCCAGTTCCTGACGAACCTAGTCCCTGACCCAACGACAAAGAATTTATGGACGCCGCGCCAAGCGGCCACACCAAGATTTAACTTCGCCAATTGCCCCGGCCTCCCTGGCGGGCATACTGCCGGCCCTTCCGTTGTCCACAAGGTGGTGGGCGACTTAGTGTATGGTCTGTTTCAGGACGTCACCAGTGCTGTTGATAGGCCGTACTGTTTTGATCTGGTCGCTAACGCTTTTCGCGTCGTTACAGGGACCGGGCAGACGCCAGCAACGGCGGTCAACTCCGCAGCGTTAGACTGGACGCCGCCCTCGGTCGATGCGATGGGTATATACCTAATATTCACACACCCTAATTATACCTCCCCAGCGTTCTTCGGCTGGATGGACATAACAACCTTCACTAGCCCTGTGTATTCTACCGGAGATACCGCAGCCGGTAGCCTGATCCTCTTCGCCACGGTAGGCAAGCCGTCGTGGGTTACGCAGTTCAACCAGCGGGCTTACTTCGTTGTCAACAGCATCTCCGGGGGAGCGCCTGCAACCGTCGCCACCGATGTGTTAACGCTCAAGGTAACGAACGCTGGTCAAGTCCTTACGTTCGGCGATAAGTTCCCGATTACTTGCCTTGCCCCGCTGGGGCTTAACAATCAGCTTGGCGGCATTATCCAATCGCTTATGGTCTTCAAGGGCGGCGAGAACATATACCAAGTTACTGGAGATTTCGCCGGCAGCACTTGGGCAGTCAACACGCTGAATGTAACCACCGGCACTGTATCCCCTCGAAGCGTCGTCGCTACGCCTAAAGGACTGGCGTTCATGGCGCCCGATGGGGCGCGGATTATTGATCAGAACGGCACTGTGAGCGATCCGATCGGCGCCGCGGGTACAGGCGTAAACGTGATCTTCCTCGACCAGACGCAGGCGATCATGGCGCGAAGCAAGATCGCGGCAGGTTGCGACTCGCATACCGTTCGGGTGGGCTATTACAATTCGTTGGGTGATAAGCCAGAAGAGTACTGGTATGATCTTGTAAGGCAAGTGTGGACAGGGCCACACACCCCATTCTCCGGGAGCATGTACGACGTTTATAATGGCGGGTTTATAGTGGCGCCAACAATAAGCCCAGTAATAGCGACTGGCGCTATCGCCGGTCTATACGACGCGCCCACAGTCCCTAGCGTCACGGCGAGTTACACCGAGTTCGGCGCTGCTCTGACGTGGCATTTACGGTCTGTGGTGTTGGAAGATAACCAGCAGATGGCTGAGTCTGAAGTCTGCGAAACTCAAGTCGTACTATCTTCTCCGAATACGTCTACCGTTACGTTTAAGATACTAGACGGCTTCGCGGCGACTTTAGGCAGCTCTACTCTTACGGTCAACGCTGTAGGAATAGCGTTTCAACTCTACCCGTACAAAGTTGACTTCACGACGCCTATCGTATTTAACCGGATGCAGATTGACATCACTGGGACTTCGGCTTCGGTGACGCGCATTGGTGATACATACGTCAGGACTCGCGTACACTCGTACATCACGTTCCCTAACCCATGAACGACGGCGCAATCTTCCGCGAAACTCTGGTCGAGGCGATCGTGGATCGCTATGCGCCGTTGAGTTGTGATTCCGAGTTCAGATTCCGCACTTTCGGCGCGGTTCGTGAAGCAGTCCTTGCCGCCGCGCACGAGATGGCGCAGACTTATCCGCAGCTATCCGAGCGCATCCAGGCGCGCTTCGGCATGTCAGGCTGGACACTTCAGGAAGACGACAATGGCTAAAAAAGGCGGTATGGGTGGTTCGGGCTCCATTCTCAAAGGGCTGAAGACGCGCAGCGTTTCGTCTGCTCTTCCAGCTCCGAAAGGCAAGTCGGTCAGTGATGGAGCATGTCGATCCGAGACAGCCAAGCACTCCCCAACCATTGGACCAAGATCGGCTTAGCTGTTCTTGGGAGCGACCGTCGGCGATCGCGCGTGAAGTCACGCCGCTCACCAATCGTTGGGCCGATGAGCTTGGCGTTGCCAGATTTGATCCGGATTGGGATCGCGTCTTCGCGCTCGAACGCGCGGGTGCTCTTGCAGTTTGGACCGCTCGCACTCTAGATCGAACCCTCGTCGGCTACGCCGTCTGCAGCTGGACCCGCGGGTTCTGGACCAACCAGAGCTTTTGTCGAATAGACCCATTCTATTTGACGCCCGAGTGGCGCGGGCCGCACGGGTGGCGGTATATGAAGAGCCTTGTGGCGGCGATTGCGCGGCTCACCCCTGGTTGCGAGCTTGAGTGGGAGACGAACGACGCCTTCCAGCCCGACGAGCATGGCCGGTCTCGACTTGCCAAACTCCTAGAAAGGCTTAGTTTCCGACAAGTCGGGACTACCTTTCAAAGGCGCGCGTAATGGGCGGCAGTAGCGGCAATAGCAGCACAACGTCGGCGGGCGGTCCAGCTCCCATACCGCTGCTCAATGCCGAGAACCAGATCTTTACGCCGCTCGGCTATCCCAACACGGGGGGCGCGGCAAACAATGCTTTCAGTGGCGCAGGCGGTCTGACGGGGCCGGCGAACGCCGCTTATGGCTCCGGTCAAAACGCGCTTCAGGCCGGCCAGAATACGTGGGACGTGCTGGCGCCGTTCGCCAGTCCAGCGCTTCAGGCGGGCTTCGACCCGCAACAGGCGCTCTATCAGCGCACGCTGCAACAGGTACAGGACCAGACCAACGCGCAGAACGCCATGTCGGGAGTGGCGAGCACACCCTACGGCGCGTCGCTGGCTAACCAAGCCAATTCAAATTTCAATATCGACTGGCAGAACCAACAGCTTCAGCGCCAGCAGATGGGCGCGCAGACAGCGGAAGGCTTGCTTGGCGCGGGGACGAACGCGCTGAACGCCGGGACGAGTGCGAACCAAGCGGGGCTCCAGCTTGGCAGCGGCATCACGCAGCAGCAAATCGCTGACTTCTTGGCTTACCTTGGGCAGAACACCGCGAACTCTTCGGCGTTCACAGGCGCGGTGAACAACACGTATGCCGGCGCGCTTGGCGGCGCGGGGCTCAACAATCAGGCGGCGCAGCAGAGCAACGCCAGTTCACTCGCTGGCCTTAGCGGACTCGGCTCACTGTTCGGTTCGGCCTTGAAGTTTTTCTGACATGGCGAGCTTCCTCAATTCGCTAGGAGCTTTCGGCGCCGGGGCCGCGCCGGGGATCGCCGACTTCGCGCAGCAAATGAACAACAATGCGCTTGGCGACGCGCTCGCAAGCCTCTATGGCGGTGGTCAGGCGGCGCCGCAGCAGAGCGCCGGCCCGATGGGCAGCATCAGCACGCTCCTGCAGGGGCTCGGTGGCGGCATGAACGCGCCCTCTCCGCAACTGCCGGCCATGCAGCAGACGAGCATACCGCAGGGGCCACGCGCTCCCATGCCGGCGAACGCGCCGCTTAC